ATTCAGCCGCGCGGAGAGTTGCCACTGCTGGAGCGCCCGTTTGTACTTGGTCACTTTGACTGCTGGGGGCTGGTAATGAGCTATTTCCGGCAAACGCATGGTATCGAACTCCACGATTACCGGGTTGATTATCCCTGGTGGGAAAACGAATATCCGGACAACTTCTATCAGGATTGCTGGTACGAGTGCGGATTCCGTGAATTCGACGGGCCGCCGAAACCTGGCGATATGGTGATCATGCAGGTGCAGGCTGATAAGTGGAACCACGCGGGTATATTGCTGGAGGGCAATATGCTGCTGCACCACCTGTACGGTCACCTGAGTCAGCGCGTGCCGTATGGTGGATACTGGCAGGAACGAACGATGAAGATTCTCCGTTACAAATCTCTGTGCTAACCTTTTGCAAAACGAAAAAAGGGGTTAGGGATATGAGGAAATTTCTTTCGATATTAGCGTGTAGCCTGATTATTGTTGGTTGCACACCTTCTGAAAAGGATTTTATTGACATGGGGGAGTCCTTGGTCAAAGACACCCTTAAAGATCCGGACAGTGCCAAGTTTGAATCATTTTTCCGTGATTTTGGTGAAAATTCTGGATATGTTTGCGGTTATGTGAATGCTAAAAATTCATACGGCGCATACACGGGTAAAAAACCATATTATGTGCGGATTGAGGTCAAAGATGGAAAGGTCAATAATCATGGACCAATCATCATTATTAATGACCAAGACCAGAAGAAAATTGATTCCTATGAGTCAATCTGTCAAAGGGACTGATGTGCCATGAAAAAGATTATCCTCCCAATTTTTATCTTCCTGCTGATGGGATGTTCTGTTTCTTCACTAGAAGAACAAAAACCTATCCTATCAGAGCATTCAACAAAAACTGTTGATGAGGTTAATCGTTGCCTTGCTCCTAAATGGGTGGAGCTACGATCTTCAAGCTCAAGCATACCCACTGAATCAGGATACAAAATCACAGCATCAGACGATATATTCGGTGCTCTTTCAGTGGTGAATATCGATAAATCAGCGACAGGCGGAAGCGATATAAAGGTTTATGCCGTCGCGAAAGGATGGAACGACCACTGGGCTAAGGCCGCCAGATCATGTCTTTGAAAACCCTAAAATAATCTAAGCCACCTTCGGGTGGCTTTTTTTATGGAGAATGAAAATGTCAGAGGTTATGACCAGAATTGAGCTCGGCGGTGTTTTGGGTAAAACCTACGGGAAGGTTCACCATCGTCTAATAAGAACAACCGCAGAGGCGATCAACTCACTTACAAAAACAATAGACGGGCTGGAGAAATTTTTGATAACCAGCAAAGCAAGGGGCCTGACCTACGCCGTCTTTAAAGATAAAAAAAATATCGGAAAAGATGATTTTGGTTTTCCGGTAACAGGTGAAGTTATTCGAATTGTCCCTGTAGTGATCGGAAGTAAAAAAGCTGGAGTTTTACAGACAATTCTTGGAGCTGTTCTTGTCGTTGCGGGGATTGCAGTTGGAATGCTTTCTGGTGGAACACTATCTGCTGTTGGTTACGGAGCCGCGAAGTTTGGTGCAGCTATGATCGCTGGTGGAGTTGTTCAGATGCTTTCGCCTCAACCCGGGGGCCTGGCCAGCAAACAAAGCGCAGATAACCGTGCATCGTATGCGTTCGGCGGGGTCACAAACACCGCCGCACAGGGTTACCCGGTTCCGCTCCTTTACGGCCGCCGGCGAATCGGCGGGGCAATTATTTCCGCCGGGATTTATGTCGAGGATCAGCAGTAGATAACAAACCTTTTTACAAGCCACCTTCGGGTGGCTTTTTTTATGGGCGCGATATGGCGAATAAAATTACCGGACGAAAAGGGGGGAGCTCCAGTTCCCGAACTCCTACCGAACAGCCTGATGATCTGCAATCTGTAGCGAAGGCAAAGATCCTCGTTGCGCTTGGGGAAGGGGAGTTTGCTGGACAGCTCACCGGGAAGGATATCTACCTGGACGGAACGGCGCTGGAGAACGCCGACGGCTCCCAAAACTTCAGCGGCGTTACGTGGGAATTTCGCGCGGGTACACAGGCCCAGAAGTACATTCAGGGCATTCCCGGTACCGAAAACGAAATCAGCGTGGGAACCGAGGTAACGAGCGCTACAGCGTGGACACGAACCTTCACCAATACACAGCTTTCAGCGGTTCGTTTACGTCTGAAATGGCCATCGCTTTTCAAGCAGGAGGACGATGGCGATCTGGTTGGTTACTCGGTTAATTATGCGATTGACTTGCAGACGGACGGCGGGACATGGCAGACAGTCCTCAATACCAGTGTGACCGGGAAAACGACCTCAGGTTATGAGCGTAGCCACCGTATTGATTTACCTCAGGCGGGCAGCACCTGGACAATCAGACTACGCAAAATTACCGCTGACGCCAACAGCGCGAAAATCGGCGACACGATGACGCTACAGAGCTTCACTGAGGTGATTGATGCGAAATTGCGATATCCGAACACCGCGCTGCTGTACATTGAATTCGACTCCAGCCAGTTTAATGGTTCTATACCTCAGATCTCCTGTGGCCTAGTGGTCC